GAGTAAAAGCAGGTTGTTTAACCTCTTCTGTCCCTCCTTGAACATTTTGTTGTTCCTTAGCTTTAGTTGTAGCTAAAACTCGCTGATTGTCAACAGCTAATTTCGATAATGCCTCTTGGGCAGTAACTTGAGCTTCTACATCACCTGCTTCAATAGCTTTTTGCAAATCTGTTTTTGCTCTTACTGTTTCAGCTTCTGTTCTAGCTTTATATTCATCGATGTAACTTGCATCGAGAGAATTTAAACGTCCTTTTAATTTTTTATTTTCTTCTGCTACACGTTTTGCATAGTCAAAAGATGCTTGTTCTCGACGTTCTGTTTCACGAAGTTTTCCAGTCAATTTATTAATTCGACCTTTTACTTTTTCACTATAATCGTCGAGCTCTTCTTTTTCAGTAGTTGTAACTTCAACTTCAGGTTTTGTTTCTGTTGGTTGTTCTTTAGGAGCTTTATCTTCCTTTAGTTCAATATCAACAGGATCACCCTCCGTTGGAACGTCAACAACAGGTTCTGATTGTTGTATATCTTTTATTTGCTCTTCGGGCATGGTTCCTCCATGTTAAAATAAATGCAGTATATCTTCAGGATTACTGATTGTTGCTAAAATTTCATCATCATTAAGAAGGCGAATTTCTCCTCCTTCTATTTTAAGACGAGATCCGGCATATCTTCCAAATATAACCCAATCTTTTTCTTTACACCATGGTCCTTCTGCAAATCTTTTTTCATCTTTATAAGCATCAGGTCCCATACGTAAAACGTATCCACATACAGTTGCTACTTGATGCATTTCGACTGTTTCATCAGCCAATAAAATACCTCCTTTTGTCTTTCCTGTACCTTGATAAGGTAAAACTAAAATACGCCATCCTGTTGGTTTAGGAAGACGGTCTAGTAATTTTGCTGGTAAGTTTTTAGGGTCTATTGGTTTAGTTTCTTCGGATTTTATTTTATCAAAATTCAATACCTGGCTAGGTATTTCTTTTTCTTTATTTGCTGTCATGCATTTTCCTTTTTTGCAAGAAGTCTTTCACTTCTTGTTCTATATGATCGAGAGACTTTATTTGTCCCACAAGATTCTGATAATTACTATAGTTTTCCACACCTCCTGTCAAGAGAACGTCAGCAATATCCTGTCTTTTTGTTTTAATTATCTTATTTAACTCTTCTATGAGATCTATTACATCCATTTAATTCTTTAATCGGTGTGTGGATTTTTTTGAGTTTTTCTAGTTATCCATTTACCAGTTTTTTTATTTTTTTTACGTGTTATCCACTCATTCTTTTTTTTATCTTTTTTAGTTATCCAGTTTCCTTGTTTATCAGTTTTTTTAGTTATCCAGTCCGTCATATAATCTCCTCTTATTTTTTCTTAATTAAACCCATTGCACCTTTAGCACCTTTAATGCCAAAACTTGCTGAACAGGCGATATATAATAAATGTTTGTAATAGTCAGGAAGTTGTTGCAAAGCAATAAAACCTTTTTCTATATGATCTGTCATTCCAGGAAAAAATACGGCTACTGCTGGTGCAAGTAGACAAATTAAAATTAGTTCGTCTTTCCAGCTGCCTTTCATTTGGTCAACTGCTGATGCTTCCCAGGCTACTTTCCCGGCGATTTGATCTTGTTTCAATTTAGTTGCTGCTTGAACTTCTGTAAGTTTCAATTGAGCTTTCGCTTTTTTTGTTTCTACGAAGCCAGAAACCGCTTGCCCAGCAACGCCGAGCAAGGGTTTAATTAATAAGTTTAACATCTATTATGCTCCACTCGTCATCTTAAAGACAACAAAAAGAACAACAACAGCTACGATACCAGCTTTTATCCAGTCTTTCATGGACCAGTCGCTCCACTCCTTTAGGTGAGCCCAAAGATCTTTAATAAGTTTCATATTTCCTCCTATCAAATGGGATTAATTTTCGTGTTCACAATTTTTACAATCACACGATGTGCAAGAACCACCATTAGAACAATGGCATCCATGTTCGCAGTTTTTACAGGTCATGTCCAAGTAACAGTTTTGCTATATCCTTTATGGCCTTGAGTTACTTTCGTTTTTATCTTGCCATGTTTTGGACTAGCAATAACATCACCGCCATTACTGTAATGAACAGGTCCACCACCCATGTATTCTTTAACAACAGGTTGTCCTGTTTGCGCTGATTGTTCCTTAGCCATCTGCATTCCCGCAGCTGTGTAAGGAAATTTTTTTCCTCCTACATTCGGCATATTACCTCCTAGTGATATGTTGGTCTATCAACATTAGTTGCGCATTCTATAATATTTTTCATAAAATGCATAGCATTATCTTCCCCCATTGCTTCAACATAAAGCAATCGTGCAACATTAATAAAAGCTCCTGCTACAAAAATACTATCATCTGGTGTTTTTGTATGCCTTTTTGCCGTTTCATAGGCTTCTTTCATAACCTTTATGGTTATTTCGTCTAATAACATTTCGGACATTAGTAACCTCGCTTTGCTAGTCTTGGTTTAGTTATCAAACCACCTTTAAAGGCCATTTGTGTTTTTGGTTTCCATCCTGTTTTTCGTAATGTACCATAAATATAAGCATTTTTCTTATCTTTACTCCAATTTTTATTAGAAACTTGCTTTTTTAACTTATTTTCGAGTTCTTTGGGCATTTTGTTTGTTAATTTGTGCCTGTTTAATAGCAACATTTTGCCTCTGCATCTCTTTTTTCATTAATCTCTCTTGTGCAGCTTCGGATCTATCCATATTTCTATCTCCTTCAGCCTTATCAAGAGCAACATTAGCCTTTAATTGAGCAATATCTTCTTGAGATTGCATTTTTTCACGGTCTAAACCTTCTTTTTGTGCCATTTTCTTCTCTTCAAGAGCTTGTTTCTCACCCATTTGTTGTGCTTTAAGCTCTGCTTCGTTCTTTTTAATGTCAATTTCTTGTTGTTTTAACTGAACAAGAGGATCATCACCCATTTGGTCAAACATTTCTTGTTCTTCTGCTACCATTTGCTCAATAATTTCGGCAATCTTAATAGCAACAGCACTTTCCATTTGCATTTCGATCTGTGCTTGAACTTCTTGAGGTAATTGACCTCCATATTGTTGCATAAGTTGATCTATTTCAGGTTGCATCTCTTCTTGTACCATTGCACGTGCCATGTATCCTACATGTTCAGTAATATGTCCTTGTAATAATGACATGACCGCAGGATTAGTTTTAACTAATACCGATGACATAAATGCCCGATGCGCCCTGATGTGAGCGGAATGATCCTGATCAGGGAACGCAACAGGCTTTTGAGCGTTCAATGTTCCAGCGTTCTCGATCGCAGGATCGGTCGGCTGAGGCTGAGGAGGTGGTGGAAGAACCTTCTCTATATTCTGAACACCCAATGCGGAATACATTCGGCGATACGCCTCATGTAAATTGTGCATCTCTGGATTTGATTGTGCTAATTGTAACTGTGTCTGAGCCAGTGTGACACGTTGTGCCATGGAGAAAATATTTGGATCAGACACAGGAATGACATCGACACGATCGTCGAAGTCCGTTTGTTTAACCATTTGATTGCCATTGGCAACCATATATGGATACTCGGGAGGCAAGTATTCAGCAAAAACTTGTGCTAATAATTTAAATTCTATTTTTTGTGCATAGTGTAATCTTTTATGGATCGCGGACATAACTTTCATGCCTCGCTCTAGAATAGCCATGGTTGTTCCTACAGGTTGCTGTTGACTACCTGCATTCTCACCCATCATCATATCGGTCACTCCTGCAAAACGTCTTCCTGCATCAGTAACAAATCCTAGTAATTGAAATAATGTTGCACTTGGTTCCTTGTAAGGAAGTGGCATTAATGATTCACGCAGGTTTCCACCTGGTGCATCTACATCCCGCCATTCTCCTGGGTTAAGGGCTTCGTCATCATCTTTAATTCGCAACCCTCTTGCTTTAAATCCCGCAGGGAGATTGGACAACGTACCAGCGTCGATAAGTTGACGGAGGGCTGCTGTAGCTGTTCTTGATAATCCCCCGAGCATGTGGATAAGACCAAACCCGTAAAAACCAAGACCAGGCAAAAACTTGTAGTGTGTAAAATACTGTTTCTTTTTCCTTGATCCGTCACCTTGTCTCCAGTTTCTGTAAATTGATAAAACTTTTCCTGAATCTTCATCGATCGTAACAATATAAGGTAACATAATACCTGTTGGATTATTTGTCTCATCTTTATCTTCGAAACCTGGTATGTCTAAATCGACATGCATCTCTAATAGATTAAATTCTTCTTCACTAAAAGAAACTTGTTCAACACCAAGAATATTATCTTGTTTATCTTTTGAATCAGAAATATCAACTTTTGATGGTTGTAATTCTACATCACGATAAAATCCTGAAACTTGATTCTTACGTAAATCATTTCTTTTCATTTTCACAACATGTGTAATACGCATGCATGATTCTAAATCAGAAACAAAATACGGAACAATCAAATCTTCGGCTGGAATAAATTTTGATACAGCTCTCTCTAATTGTGCATCATAATAAATTTTCTTAAAAGCTGATCCTGCTAATGGTAAGTGAAATAACATTTGATCAAGCTCAGGGTCAAACTCTTGCATAATGCAAGTGACCTGATAATTCATAAAGTCTTTAATACGTTCAGCTTGTTGTTCTACTTCTGGTGTTGAATCTCCTAAAATTTCTGTTCGAACAGGTCCACCAGGTGGGAGTAATTCTTTATAAGATTGTGCTTGAAACTGGGTTACCGCTTCTGCAAGTAATGGATGTGTAACACCCGTTGCTCCTGTAAAAGGTTTAGCACGTTCTTCATACTTAAATCCTAAAAGATCAAGTCCTTCGGTATAAGCTTTTTCCCAATCCGATCGAGAATTTTTATCATCTTCAAAATTAGAACGAAGATCAGATGATATTTTATCAAGAACACCGTCTTCAAGCCATTCAGCTATGTTGCCTTCAAATGAACCTTCTTGGGCACGCATTTGAGGGTTAAAGTCTAATGTTGCTCCTCCATCCTCTTCGTTAATAACTTGAGGTCCTGTTCCTTCTTGTTGTTCTTCAGGGAATTCTATTGTTTGACCTACTTCTTCTATTTCAAACGCATCTCTTGGATTAGCATATAATGCTTTATCAACGTTTGGATAATCTTTTTCAATTTTTCTTGCCATTAGTATGCTCCTATTGGTCCTAGTACATCAAGGACAGATTTTAATGGATTATACTGAGGTATTTTTTCCACCAGACCTCCATGTTTAAAGTATT